AGTTAATACAAAGACTTCGCTATTCGGCAAGTATCTTACGATTCTTCAGGGTGTGTATCACAACAACGAAGACGCCGATTTGACGTTTGATGTCTATAAGAACGACCGTCCCGAAGGTTACGAAGATAAGACTACTGATAAGCCTGTTACCGAAGTTATCGAACAAGCCTATAACAAAAAGATGTCCGCGCTTGAAAAGAAGTGGGGTACTGGCTTTGAAGATGATGACTATGTGTTCCTTGAAAACGAATACAACGAATGGGCAAAGACAAAAGACACCGACGAAAAGGGTGTCGATATGCTTATCAAGGAAGTCTGTCTGCAACAGCTAAAGATGCGCAAGACACGCGAAGAAGGCGGCGAACTTAAAAAGTCCGACTACGAAACGCTTACCATGTTGATGGATAAGTGTTCGATTACGCCAGACAAGCTGAAGGAAAGCACAAGCAGCAAATCTACCGCAGCGTTTGGCGTTTGGCTTAAGGACGTCGAAACGATGTCTCCTGCTGAATGGCTTGAAAATAAAAAGCTATTCAAGGACGTGGAAGGCATTGACGAATACGTTAAGCGCACATATGACCGCGCTGTTCGTAACTATATCGGTATGTCGCGCGATTTCCGCGTCGTAATGGACAAGATGGACAAGGAAGCTGAAGACTTCAAGCCTGAAGATATCAGCGGTGTCTATCTTGATGTTGATGGTGATGACGATGGCGAGAAACACGACTAACTATAACCCGTTTGGTAGCAACGAAAAGTCTGCGGATATCCGCAAAAGACCGCGCGGTGTTATCAAAAAGACGGAAATTAGCGAAAGCCGCTTGAAGCGAATTAAGGACTGGGCGACGCTATATCGGCGAAACATTCAGTTGTACGCCGAACACTACTTTCAAGTTAGAACGCTTCACGACTATCAGAAGATGATGTTGTACGAAATTGGCGCGAAAGACGAAATCACGATTTCTGCGTCTCGTGCGACGGCAAAGTCGTGGATTGTTGGTCTTGGGGCTATTTGCATCGCGTCGCTTTATCCGAAAAGCGAAATCATTGTTGTTTCGTCAACTAAGGGACAGGCAGGCGTTATCCTTGGCAAAATTCAAGGGTTTTACGATGATTACCCAAACATTCAGAGAGAAATTTCAAAGATAACGATAAATGAAAATAACCGCATTGTTGAATTCGTTAACGGCTCTAAAATTACAGTTGTCGCGCTTTCGGACAACGCGCGAGGCCAGCGAGCGACTTGTGTTATTCGCGAAGAATGCAATAGCATGAAGCGCAAAGACCTTCTTGATGCAGTTATTGCACCTATGCGTTATGTTAGACCGGCACCTTTCCGACTATTACCGCAGTATAGCCATTTGACAGAAGAATCGAAAATGATTTCGATTAGTTCTGCTGGGTTAAAAATAAACTGGTGGTTCCCCTATACGATTCAACAGATTGTTATTAGTATTTATGGTGATAAGACCGGCATTCAGTCCAAAGACAGCACGGTATTTATGGCGTTTGACTATTTGGCAAGCTTGGAACATGGTATTAAGTCCCCGCGTGAAATTGCATCGGAACGGAAAAGCTCCGACCTAATATCTTTCCAATGCGAATATCAAAATATACCGTATGGCATTGACGAAAACGCCTTCTTTTCATATGACGATTTCGATAAGGCGCGTGTTCTAAAGCAGGCATTCTATCCAAAGCGTCCAGAAGAAGTTGCTTCTGGCAAGCAAAGATACCGTATGCCAAAAGTGACTGGCGAAATTCGACTGGTCGGCGTTGACTTGGCGTCTTCTGCCGCCCGTGGTTCGGATAACACCGCAATTAACGTGGCACGTCTTATTCCGAAGCGCGGAAAGGGGTACGAACGTCAAGTTGTGTATTCCGAAATTTCCAACGGTGTTGGCGCTCCTGCGCAGGCGCTTAGAATTCGACAAATTATGACGGACTTCGAAGCGGATACGCTTGTAATGGACTTCCGCAACCTTGGTAACGCGATTTTCAATATTATGACCGATGTCATTCACGATGATGTTCGTGGTATTGACTATCCGCCAATTACTGTTGCTTTCCATGAAACAATCGCACATAAGTACGAAGAGTATATGCAGCAAACAATCAATCCTAACGCAATTCCTTGTATCTATCCTATTTATGGTACTGCCGAACTTAACAGTAAGATGGCTGTTATCTTTAAGGATAAGCTGAAGACGGGAATGATTAAGCTTCTTGAACAGCCTGACGAAGTTGAAAAGGATTTTGCAAAGGATATTGGTTTTAAGTTTTATACAGACGAAGTTGGCGACTGGGGTGGAAGACCTTGGTTGCTTGCTCCGTTTGAACAGACCACGCAACTTATTAACGAAGCGCTTGCGCTAACCGTTTACGTTGTTGGTGGCAACTTCCGACTTGTTGAGCCGAAGCGCTTGACAAAAGACCGAATCGTTTCTTTGATTTACCTAAACTACTATGCGTCCCTTCTTGATACGGAACTACTGAAGGGACTTAATGACGACGATATGTATTCCGCCATTTCAAGCATGAACAGAAGCCTTTCTTCTAATATGCGTGTCGGGAACAAATTCGGACGATTCTTTAGATGAAAGGGGTGAATCTGCTTGGCAGATGAAAAGCGTCAGCGCGGTCGTCCGCGTAAAAACGCAACGCCAGAACAGCTTGAATCAATTCAGCAGTTTTGCGATTTCATGCGAAGCGACCGTGGGTCGATGTATTTCGCGAACAAAATCAGCACCAACATGAAAGACCTTGAAGCAGTTGCATATTCCCTTTCTGAAAAAGGCATATACAATCCTATTTTCAGTGAAAGCTTAATGCAGAATCTTGCGTTTACTTCTGGTTCTGCGACCAATGAAAATCTTCAAGATTGGTTGCAACATCCAGAACAGAACGCAGAAAGTCTTAGACTGCTTTCGCATTATCTTGAAAACGCAAACTTGCAGTATGGTCGTGCCGCAAGCCTTCTTTCCGACATCAAGTCGTATCATTACGACCTTCGATGTGCGACGCCCGACCTTCAAAGCAAAGCTAATTCAGTTGAATTTAAGAATAGCTACCACAAGGTTCTTTCTTTTCTTAGAAAGCTGAACATTCCCTATCAGATTCGCAGGCTGGATAACAAGGCGTGTAAAGATGGCGTTGCTTTTGTTTGGTTCAATCGGACAAAAGACACGTTCGACATGATTGACCTTCCAAGCGAATTCTGCTATATCACAGCGCCGTGGACGTTTGGCTATCTGTTTGCTGTTGACCTTACCTATTTTGATAGGTTCGCGTTCCAGCAGACGCAGGTTCCTGAACTTTGGCACGCCTATGAAGCGTTTTGTCAAAAGCGTGAAGAACTGGTAGCAAGTCATAAGTATTCACGCGCGGCTATTGCGCCATATCAGTTTATGCCGGTATCGCCCTATGATGGTTGGTGTTTTCTGTTTGATGTCAATAGGCCCACTAAGGCGCCGCCCATGGTCGGTGCTGCTGGCGTCGCCCTTGATGCAATCGGTTATCGCGACTTGATTAAGCAGAAGGCGGTTGTTGACCTTTGGCGCGTTCTTGCGTTTAAGATTCCTATTGATAAGACAACTGGTAAGATGCAAGTAACTTACAAGGAAGCAAGTGCTATCATTGATAGCATCAGAAGCGTTCTTCCTGAAAACTTCGTCGCCTTTTCCAGTCCGTTCGATACGGAAGCGCCTATCAACGCAGACCAGACAAGTGTTATGGAAGGTTTGGAAAACATTTCCAACAAGTCCTTCTATGACTACTCTGGCATTCCAAATGCGCTGTTTAATACCGACCAGAAATCTGCTGCTGCGCTGAAGCTTGCGACCGGCGCACTTTATGCCTATGCGAGCAATGGTATGTATGCAAGTGCGCAGAATCTTGTCAACTGGCTTATTCGCATTGAATGTGGCGACAGATTTGATTGGCTTGTTAAGTTCCACGGCAATAAGCTTTATGAAGACGAAGAACAAGACCGTGCGCTCAAGATGCTTTCTGGTGCAAATGCGCCTATTTCTTATGTTATGTCGCACTATGGTTTTGAACCGTTCGAAATTGAGAACGAATATGTTATTGAAAACTTCCTGACGAATATCAAGGATAAGATGAAGCCGCTTCAGCTTGGAAGCACAATGAGTTCCAATGAAGGTGGCAGACCGAAGGAAGAAATTGATAGCAAGCGTTCTGAATCGCGCGACGAATCTATTGATGCCGGTGAATAAAGGTGGTGATGTATAATGCTTATTTCTAATGAAATCAAAATGGAACTTGACCGGCTTGGTCAGAGGTTCTTTTGGATGAACAAGAAACTTGACAGAATGAAGTCTGTTCTGAACGTTAAGTTTGCAATGCCAAAGCTCTCGGAGTTGGTACATCACCAGCTTGCACATTCGTACCCGCTTCTTGCTGATGAAGTCAACGATATTGAAGAAAATTTCAACTATGATGTCAACTATCTTGGCGTTGAAGGCGCGAACGAAGACTACGAAGATGTCGATGAACTGATTAACCAGCTTTATGAGTGGACTCTTGAAACCAACGACTTTTTACAGAAAGTTAAGCTTGATGCAAGAGATGCTGGTAATCATAACGTCTATGACCTGCTAACCCCGCTTTCGCGTGAATATTCCAAGTATGTCGCTAATGCGATTCTTCTTGTCGATAAGAAGAAACAGTATGGCAACCACCTTTACGATATGGACGCGCAGGCAGAAGATTGGTGGGTGCTATGAGAATCGAAAACATTGGCGAACTGTCTGAAAAGTTCAAGTTCTATCGGTGCGGTAGCCCGAATCAAAAGGCGTTCTTGACTGAAAATGGCATTGAGTACGTATACTCATATCGTTCGTCTAAGACCGACCGTGTTGTTTGGGTCTTCATTCTTACCGATAGGCTTCAGGGTCTTCTTGACCTTTGGACTATGAATAAACCGACTGGGGGTGTTCACAATGGATAACTTCACCCATGAAGTTGACTATATGAAGTTATTGTACGAAGACCCTTATGTGTCTGTGTTTGAACTTGATGCGCTTCATACTGGTTGGAATCCTAATGAATGTATCATTGATGAAGAATGTGTTTGGGAGTCGCTTCCAAGCTTTGCAAACAAACCGCTTTACGGTGTAATTGACAATAAGTGGAATCCGCTTGACGGTGAACACAATGACTTTATGGAACACTTTCGCGAAGAATATCCTGACCGCATTACGCGCGACCGTATCCTTCCGTTTGGTTGTGTCCCTGAAAGCGGCCTGAAAGATGCGAAGCTTGTCGAACGCGATGGTAAGCAGTATCTTCGAATTAACGTTGTCGTTTGGAAGAACTTGCTTCCACACGTTGCTGAAATCCTGAAGCGTCGCGACGGCGATGTAAGGGTTTCTGTTGAATTTGCTATTAAGGATGCGGAACAGCTTGAAGATGGCACACTTAGACTGAAGAAGTTTAGCATTACTGCCATCACGGCGCTTGGCGAAAAGTTTAGGGAAATCATGGAAGGCGCAAGATTAAAGTCGCTTAGATTTTCTTATGACGACTACGCCAAGGAATCCAATGATAAGTATTTCTGTTTTGCTTCGCAGAAGGCTTATGAAATTCCGCAAGAAGTTCTTGATGTAATGAAGCATGGTATTGAAATGCGGCGGGAAGCCAATCGTGGTGGTAACAAGGTGATTTACAACAGCCTTAGAAGCAACTGTGATATTGGTGTGATGTATGAAGGTTCTTTCAATGAAATGAAGGAATATTTCGCCGCAAATCCAGAACCCATCAAAGAAAGCGTGCCGCCTACCGGTAAATACATCTTATATAATATGTATGGTGGCGAAGCTGGTCGCGAATGGGTCAATTCTATTGTTTGCAACGGTTCTGCCGTAGCAATAAAAAATTCTGAAGAAGGAGGAAATCGCGAAGTGAATATTACTATTGACAACAATAAGGAAGCTGCCATCGAAGGTACTTCTTGGGATAATCCCGGAAAGGCGCTATATGGCAAACTTCTTGAAGCAAGCAACACGGAAAGTCTTGTTAAGGAAGCATACCTTGTTGTTGAAAGTGGATACAAGGATGCCCCAAGCGAAAAACTGAAATATCCCCACCATCAGGTGAAGGACGGTAAGCTTGTTCTTAATGTGGCTGGCGTTAAGGCTGCTTTTGCCCGCGCATCTCAGATGGGAATTGTAAGTGGCGACGTTAAGAAGCATCTTGAACGTCACTATCGCGAACTTGGTCTGTCTATGGAAAACTTTGAGCAGAAGTATGCAGAACTTGAAGAGCAGTATACTGCGAAGTGTGCCGAATTCGACGAGAAGTGCGCCAGTCTGACGGCCTCCGAGGAAGCTTGTGCAGCGGCAGAAGAAAAGTGCGCTGGTCTTCAGGCTGACCTTGATGGCAAGTGTGCTGAACTGGATGCAAAGTGTGCTGATTACGATGCTAAGTGTGCGGAGCTTGATGCGAAGTGCGCTGAGCTGGAGGAAAAGTGTGCGAAGCTTGCCGAATACGAAAAGAAGGAAGTTTGTGCCAAGAACATGGCTTCCGTCGAAAAGTATGCCAAGTGCTTCAGCGAAGAAAAGGTTGCGGAGCTGAAGAAGCTTGCTGAAACCTGCACTTGCGAAGAAATGGACAACGCTATTGCCAAGTGCGCCATGGAGTTTGCCGAGCTTGCTGCGCAGAACGAATTTAAGTTCTCTTACGGCTTCCCCGGCGTTAATACTGGCTTTGCTGTGACCGATAGCAATGATAGCGACCTTGCTAAGATTGCTAAGAAGTACAATACTATTGTACGCTAATTAAAGAAAGGATGTTGAATTAGTTATGGCTAATTATCTTTGCCGCGCGACTAATCCTCGCGTTCCCGACTACCTTGTTAAGAAGGTTTCTGTCCCCACCGGTAAGACCCTGCACGCTGGCGATATCGTTATGCTGAAGGAACTTGATTCCACTATTGCCGACAACTATCAGGTTTATACCGGTTCCCAGCCCGCTACTGCTGACCTGAATCTTCGCGCTGCGATTATAATCAATGACGGTTTTGAAACCCTCGCCGATGGTCGTCGTCCCGAAGGTCAGCCCGACTACACCCAGTATGTTTATCAGGCTGGTGATGTCGTGACCGCTATTCTGCTTGTTTCTGGTCTTGATTTTGAAATTTCTGTTGACGCTATCACTGGCACTTCCGCCGTCGGTAAGTTTATCGAACCTGTGAATGGTGCTTATGCTGGTTCTATTGTCGATACCCGCACTTCTGGTACTACGTCTGCCCTGAAGGTTATTGCCACTAAGAATTTCCGCATGGGTGGCATGTTCGGCTACCAGTTCATCGACACGGTTGTTGCGACCGTTGTTGACTAATTAGAAAGGGGGATTCAATATAATGAACGAAATTCGTTATTTCGCTGGCATCTCTAAGGATGTTGATGCTAAGACTATTATTGATAATTGGACTGAACTTGGTCTGTCTGCTATGTCCCGCGATTACGGTGCCAGTGGCCTTGTTGCTAAGTTCTCCTACGACGCGGCTGCCTACAATCAGAAGAACGACGAGACCCGCAAGGCTGTCCTTTCTTTCTGCGGCGCCAAGGCTGGCATCTCTGACATTTCCGAGACCCGCCACATCCTGAATGCGTTCGATAATGCTCAGTTTGAGTCTATGTACAACGCCATCTTCACCGAGTCTCTGCTTGGTATCATGGTTAAGACTGATTCTCAGGCTATGAACGTTTTTGCCAACATCGACACCGTTGACGTTGGCAATTCCCTGACCTACGAAATCGAGACCAAGGGTCTGCCCATTGCCCAGCGTAACAGCTACATGAGCAATGTTACCTTCCTTGACGGCGTTGCTAAGACCGCCATTACTGTCACCCCCAAGGTGTACAGCACTGGTGCTGCTATCGACGTTATTCGTATGCTGAAGGGCGACATTGACATGGGTAAGGAAATCGCCCGCGTCGCTATGTCCCTGCTTTATGCTCAGTACAAGCTGTGCGTTGGTCTGGTCGCTAACACCGACGTTATCGCCAACACCCCGCTGTATCGTACTGGCACTTTCAACGCCAACCAGTATGTCCTGACCATTTCCTATCTTCAGGCTCTGAATAATGCTGGCGTTAAGGCTTATGGTACTCTGCCTGCTCTGAACAAGCTTGGTGCTACCGCCACCACCAGCTACGGCTTCGCTTCTCAGGACGAAGTTCTTCGTCTTGGCTTCCTGTCTGTTGCTTATGGTATTCCTCACGTCATTCTGAATCAGGCTACCGACGGTTCTGCTCCTCTTGGCGATTCCGATGGTAATGTCAACATGCTGGTTCCTAACGACAAGATTTTCCTGATGCCCGATGTCGGCGATAAGCCCGTCAAGCTGGTTCGTGAGAACTACATCCGCGTCATGAATACCCCCGCTTCCGTCAATAGCATCAACCGTCGTGAGTATCAGTATTTCATGGCGTTCGACGCTGCTATTGCTACTCAGGCGCACTTCGGCATCCAGTCCGTCTAAGTTTTAGACAAACACTTTTAGAATTGAGGTTTTAAGAAATGGCTAATACTGCAAAGCCTGTTGTGAATAGCGATATCCTTGCAAAGCTTGATGCTGTTATCAAGATGAATGAAGCACTTCTGGCGGAGAACGAAAGTCTTCGCCAGAAGATTTCTACTAACAAGGATGGTCGTAGAAATGTGGAACTTGGCTGTAATGCCTGTATGGGCGTGACGCTTGTTTCTGCTGCTGGTGACATCGAAATTGATGTCAAGTTTGGCGATATTGTCACGATTTCTTCCGAAGATATGAATGTTCTTCTGAAAAGTAATGCGAATAGACAGTTGCTTATTAACAACATTATCTATTTTGTTGACACTTCTGAATATGAAAACTTCGGTGTGCGCGCGCGTGTTGATATGAGCGATGATAAGCTTGTTGATGTTATTTGTAACGGTAACGAAAAGCAGCTTCAGACCTATCTTGAAGATTCTACTTCTAAGAAGTTCCAGTCTGATGTTGTGAATACGCTTTTTTACAAGATTGTCATTATGAATATGAATGGCGCGTTTGGTAATATGAAGTATGAGAACCGTAAGGTTATTGAAAATTACTTCAATATGGAAATCGACATGGCAACCCGCCTGTATAAGTCTATGATTAGCGTAATCGGCTAATGTTTATAAGAACGGAGGTGTGTAATGGCTACAAGCTTTCTTGAAGTTTATAAAGCCAACAACCTGATAAAGAATGACCCACGGCTCAAGAATTTAGATGGTTGCGAATTAAACACCATTCGTTTTGGCTATCTAAAGTTTGCAATTTCGTATTTCATGTACGATTGCAGGAAAGACCTTTCTGATAAGACCGACCCCGAAAC